GCACGCATGGTTTGTTCATCCTCTAACGTCGCTTGATATTTTTAATTAACATGGCTGCATTGCGTTTTGCCCCACTCACGTCACGATTTTTGATACGTCGAATCAAGTTTCGTACGAGAGTGACATTTTTGGGGGCGAGGTTCTGAAGCGCCCCGAGGCGAGAAACATCCTTCTGGCCTTTTTCAGGATTATTTCCCGTGAGCGGGTTTCTGGTTTTGACACCCGGATACAGGAACGATCCGGCGAGCACGACGAGCACCGCATCGTACAGTTTCTTGAGGCGCTCGATTGGCAGCCCGTACATACGTGAATACACTGGGTGGATATCATCGTGACTCGACCCCGGGACGTAGGCGAGCGTCGAATCCACGAAATCCATGGGTTCACCTCCTGGAAATTGAATGCGGAACTGCGTCACTTGGTAGATTGTTTTGCCGGTCGCAGGGAGGACTTTAATGTCCGGTACAAAGTCGCTCACGATGAGCCGTGCATTCGTGCGGGTGTACGTTCGATTGAGCCATGAAATGAATCCCGTGACGTGCCGGTACATGAGTGTTTTCATGATCAGCGCACGTCTCTTTGCCTCTCTCTGACCCAGGCGTTTTGACACGGCAAATGTAAAATCAAAGTCGCGCGTATCAGTCACTTTTTTGGGCGCCGGCTTTCCTCGCGCCTCGAGGTACAGCTTAACACCCATACCGCCTCCGAGTTCGGGTACAAACAGGTTTCGGTATACGCGTATGAGGGCGCGATTTCTGCGACAGTACTTGATGAACAGCTGCGGAAGTTCTCTGACGACGGACACACGGGACAGAACCGGCGCGCGCTCGACGCCAGGGCGTACCAGCGTATGACCAGCGTTACACAGCATAATCTCGGCCGGGAAGAGTCCGCCGTGGAACCCCGTTCTTTTCGGCGGGGCGTAAAACCCATCATAGCCATTCTTCGTAAGGTATTCCCTGCTCAGACGCCCAAACACGTCCGTGTTTACGTTTGTCAACGAGAGGCGTTCGCCGCGATTCGATGGACGCGCAAGGTATCGTCTCGGCGCCTTACGACCTGTTATGTTCTGGTAGACCTTCGTCTGTTGACCCCGCGTGACGTTCGTGCCGAGTGCGAATCGAAGTCCAACGACCGTTTCCTTGGAGAGTTTTGGAAAAATGCGCTTGACGTTCGGGTGCGTCAACAAAAAAAGACGAAGTGATTTCTTTGCGACAAAGGGGCACGCCGTTTTTGTGTTTGAATACGTACGTGCCAGTCTGGCACTCTGTGTTGCGAAAAACGTACGCGTGTCTTTCAGCAGGGAGTGACATCCTGTCGTACGGTTACCAAATCCCTTATATAGGCGCGTCCCCGCTGGAAGGACTACGTCAGTCATCTACTAGACGTGAACAATTTTTCTGTACAAGAAAAAGGCGAAGAAGTTCTTTGATATCAAATCGAGACCATTGTACATTATATTCTTCTGAACATCAGGCAGCATAAAAGCCAAGCCGTACAGAGCCCATACACTCGTCAGCAGTTTGTAGATTTCATCAGACTCTTCTGTTCTGAACTCGTCGTACAATTTCTTGAATACAAATCCAAACGCAGCAAACCCGATACCGAGCGCGACGGTGCGATCCATCAGACCCTTCTCCGCCAAAAACCCTGCGAGTAACATGATGAAGTTTGCAACAAACATTTGAACAAGAGGTTTCTTGTACTTTTCGAACGTGAACGTCTTTTTACTTTCGTATATGTAATAGACAGCCATACTGAGAATCATAAGAGGTGTCGTTATGAACCAGTCGGAGTAGCGTCTGGTGGCCATGCTCGCCAGATCAAACGACTTGTACAAATTGACGTACCACGCAAGTTGAATAGATGTTACAAGCATCTCAAGCTTCAGGACGTTTACTAAAACCTGTTTGGAGGCTGGCACGGGCGTAAGTATACCCTTGACACCGAAGACAGTCGACAAAGCCTGTACGATAATACTCGCCTGTGTTGTCAGTTTAACAATTTCTGCCATATAGTAGTATTGTACATAAAAATGTACGAATGCCCAGTATGTGCACGGGACCCGACGAGTCATTCACTCAAACAGGTGGAACCTGGTGTTTTTTACACAAAACCAGCCGAAGCGACAAAATATTGGGACAAAGACGGCATCATAGAACATTACGATGGTGTTCTAGGAGCTCATGAAGGAGCTTGGAAATGGATATTTGACGCCGAAGGGTTTTCCATGAAACATATGTTTGAGGTGGATGTCGCAATCGGAATCGCACGACTCATCACACAAAAATATTCAATGAATCTCAAAGAAATTCAAATCATAAATCCGTCGTGGGTTGTCACCATGACATTGCACATCGTACGACCATTTTTAAGTAAACGTGTACTTGATTTAATTCACGTACACTAGGTTTTAAAGGAGACACTCATATAATATACAATGTCGCAGCCACCGTGTATTTTTCTGTCGACGCCGTGTTACGGTGGCTTGTGTTTGCAGGCGTACGCAGAGTCCATCCTAAAACTCCAGCGACTCTGTGCACAGTATGGCGTTCAGCTCATGCTTGACACGACCGAGAATGAGTCCCTGGTTCACCGCGCTCGGAACATCTCAGTCGCACGGTTCATGCAAAAGTCGAACGCAACGCACTTTTTGTTCATCGACGCCGACGTTCAGTTCGAGGCTGAATCAGTCATCCGTCTCTTGGCATCTGGACATGATGTGTCATGTGCTGTATACCCCAAAAAGGTGATTATGTGGGACCAGGCGGCGCAGGCCATCACCGCCGGGAAGGATCTCAACAAGGCGTCCGCGGCACTCGTCATGAATTTCAAGTATCAGAATTCCCAAATCACAAACGGGTTTGTCGAGGTGCTCGATGGCCCCACCGGGTTTCTGATGATCAAGCGTGATGTCATCGAGCGGATGTACGCTCATTACCCAGAGCTCAACTGTAAGAATGACCACCAGAATCGCGATTTCGAGGATTACTGTGCAGTGTTTGACTGTATGATTGACCCCCAGAATCGCCGGTACTTGTCCGAGGATTACGCATTCTGTCGTCGTTGGCAGCAGATGAACGGTAAGATTTACGCAGACGTCACTACGACGCTGGGACACGTCGGAAATCTACGGTTCTATGGAAAGCTGGAGGATCGTTTAAACGCGTCTGTGGCGACGAAGGTGTGATGTCTGCGGCGGACCATAGAGAGGACTAAAGAGTCAGACCGACGCTTGAATATGTATGTTGTGTGTGTGACTCGAAATAAATCAATCGCCGTGACGACGCTTCATTCGCTGATGACAATGGGTATGCACGCCGCCCAACGTCAAGTTAACATCGAGTACGTTTTCGTCGAGGGACTCGACGCGCTTCCCAAGCTTGTCAAGTCTGGTGAGCGTATCATCTGGTTTGATTACGGCACCAACCTGGATCAAGATAGCATTCCACGTGTGTTCAACACGATGGAGAAGGATATCCGGGTCGTGGTGTTTCCCGCTGTCATCGAGGGTGTCGACTGGGACATGTTTCGCAAAAAGACGGTTGCGGGGTCGACGGAGCCGATTCATCAACGCGCTTTGACGTTTGATACTGACGTTACCAAAAAGGTGGTTGGTACTGACTTTTACGACGTTGAAAAGACGTCTGCGCGCGTATGGGTCATGGACTCGAAGCCCATTGACAAGAAGCTCAAGAGCATCCAGAAAAACCTGTCATGTGACTCCTACGAGAACCTGTTTTCCCAACTGAAATCAAACAACCTGCGAGTCGTAGCTTTACCATCTGCGACTGTCATTCGCCACTTTACACACAAGTGTCTCGGAAATATTCTAGAAATGCCAGGTGTCATGATGACCCCGTGAGGACTAAAGACCAGCAACCAATAGTAAACATGTATGAAGATGAAATTAAGGGGTATATTCATCAGGTGTGGGAATCTAGCGACCCATCGTGGTTTCCCGGACCTCAGCCCATTTCCATAGAACGAAAGCATTTTAGGGCACTCAAGTCTCAACCATACGTTGTGTGTGAAAAGACTGATGGAGTGCGTCACATGCTTGTCTGTTTTGAGGCGTCTGACAAGAAGAAGATTTGCGTACTTGTCGACCGAGCATTCCACGTCACGTTTACGACTTTGACTGTTCCGCGCGACACTGTACTTGACGGTGAATTGATGGATGGGGTTTTTTACGTATATGACGCTGTACGTGTCAAGGGTGACGATGTTCGTAAAAAGACTCTCACGGAGCGTCTGAAGCAAGCCAGTGTAGTGGTAAAGTCAATCTTGAAACAGCCGAAACTCCAGGTGAAGGTGAAGGTGATGCTACCACTGAGTGAGGTGAGCAAGATTCAACTCGGTGAAAAGACGGATGGTCTCATATTCACACCGGTTGAGGAGCCTATTCGTATCGGCACACATGAGACGCTATTCAAATGGAAGCCGAGGCATCTCATTACGATTGACTTTCTGGTGATGAATGGCAAGGACTTGTGTATACAGGAACGCGGTCAGCTGCGTAAGGAGGCGGAGTTGAATCTGAAAACACGCCCTTATGCAGCGGGAACTATACTCGAGTGCGACTATAGGGATTTAGGGTGGATGCCGGTCAAGGAGCGTCCAGACAAGAAGCACCCAAACAATCGTCGGACGTATGATCGGACGATTGTCAACCTTCGCGAGGACATTAAGCTTGCTGAATTTTATTCTGTGTAAATGTTAAATGTCCGACGTTGCCAAATTTTATATTGTCCCAGCCGTCCTTTATGCCGTTGTTGCCAGCCCGATGACGTATCAGACGACCCGCAATGTCCTCGGTAGCTGGGTTGCAACCAGCGAGGGCACCGCCAAGCTCGGTGGTTTGATTCTGCACGCCATCGTCTTTATACTACTGGCGGCCCTCGCCATGCGTTACTTCCCAAGCAAGAACTCGAAGTATGCCCACTACTAAACGTCATACTCGCGATTTGAAAGTTCAGAACGTTCCGTCTCTGATGGCGGCGGTCGCTGATCATGAAGCGCGCGTGTCAGCTCATTCACCTCGTCCCACGCGACGCGACACTCTTTCGTATCCTCAAAATTGCGGCACAGGTTCTGGGCGTGATCAATCGCTTGTTTCAGTTTATACCGAATGTGACCCTTTTTGCGAGAAGGCTGAGCAGTGCACATGACAGGAGCCACACGCACAGCGTACATTGTTATATAAAAGTCTTGACGCTTTAGTACATAATGTCAAGAGGTTTGTTCAACGTCGGAAACACGTGCTACTTCAATTCGGCTGTACAATGCCTGGCACACGTTCCGGCACTCACGAATCGGTTTCTCCGCGAAGGTCCCTACGACGGATCTTGCGAAGTGACTCGTGCGTATTCGCAGCTGGTTCGCAAAATGTGGAGTCGGGTGGACACTGATCCGCTTGACCCACGTGAACTCGTCGACGCGTTCCGGGCCAAGTTTACAGACTTTAGTCCTCTGCATCAACACGACGCACACGAGGCGGTTTTGGCACTCATGGATGCACTCGAAAAGTCGCTCGGACTCGACTATATGAAACCCATCTTTTACGGCAAAGAGGAACAGGTTGTCGTGTATCCGGGTGGAACGTCATCGCGGACACATGAGTTTTGTTCGCTCTTTGTCGATTCACCTGAACACCTTCAGAAGTATGACAAGTATCACATTCTAAGTGACTATGTCGATGACGCTGGAAAAAAATACAACGCGGCGGCGATGCAGACTGTCATTCGAGAGACGGGTGAATGTTTGTCTGTGATTTTCACACAAAAGTGTCCTGTGGAGCTTGTTCCAGACATGTACCATGGTATGAAGCTGTTTGTTCTCGTCGGCCACTGGGGTTCGTTTCACGGCGGACACTACGCCGCCTACGTCAAACACAAGGGCAAGTGGCGGCTCGCAGATGATGACACGTCAACGCCAGTTGACGCACCCGACGGAAACACTTTGTGTTCGATGGCTTGGTACAAAAAAACACGTCCTGTGTCCGTCAGACCATGAACAGACTGTCAATCTTCATCTCAAACGTCTGTAATGGAGTGCTCAGTGTGCTACGAGACTGGCCCGTGCCGCAAGTTGTGCTGCGGCCACGAGTTTTGCTCGGGGTGTATAAAGAGCTGGTATATGAAAGGAACTGGGACGGGGTGTCCGATGTGCCGTCGACCAATCTACTTCAAGGGGTTCCACAAGCTGGAGGAGCAGTGGAACATGGATGCGTGGGAGACGCGGTGTTCGGAGGTTTTTGATAACTCGGTCGAAGATGTTATACAAAACATGCAAGAAATGCTGATTCTGTGGCCCCAGAAGTTTCACGCTTTTTTCAAGCGAAATGCGATGAGAGAATTGAAGAAGACGGAACGGATGTTCTTCTCTCTGAAAGAGAGCTGCTACGCGTCGGAGGAGATTGACTACTTGCTCAACGAGACGGACTTTTACTTTGCAAATACCACCGGGTCTTATGAGCCTGTTCTTCCTCGACGCGAGAAGGTGGCGTACAAGCCCACGGTGTATAAAGCGATGCGATTCAAGAAGAACAACGTACGATGAATAGTTTAATATGGAGAAACCTTCCTTCTGACCTCGTGCGCGTAATCGTCCTTTTGTCCAACCCAATCATAGATACCCGTCTTTATTTTAACATTCCCCCAAAAAAGCTCAGCGAACCAGATGCGTGGAAATTATGGTACAGTTTGCATTCACACGATGGGCTCGTCTACAATGTGACATCAAAGTCGCTTCATATTCTTCGCATCCCTGAATGTCACATAATTCGTAGACCAATCGAACTTGATGCTACGGATGAGTGGTTTTCTATTTTCAATCAAGACGAACGCGCGCATACAATAGAGACGACGACACCACGCGGCACACATGTGACAACTTCAGCGACTTCATTTTACACGGAAATGCGGGTCCTGCTCAAACGATAAGCTTGCAAATGTCCGAAATCTTGTACACGATGTTAAACACCTGATGTCGCTCCGCTGCATTCACGGGCGGGTTCAGAATCTCGAGCTCAATCTGGTACTCGGTCGCCTCCTCAGAATCCTTGTCTTGTGCCACGTCACCACTCACTTCTGATAGGTCAATCGAAAGACCCTTGCGTACGAAAGAATACCGCTTACGCTTCTTGACGCGTGTAAAGTTCTCATCGGTGTCATCCTCGCGGTCATACGGCACCTCTGATGAAATGCCTATGCGTGCGTCAACCGGAAACCCGTCGAGCACGTGATCCTTCACGCACAAACGCTTCTTGACCACGCACGACTCCATCTCGTCCGTCAAATCGTTCATGACGATGCGCTTTCCAGACGCAGTGTCAATGTACACTGTCGAATGACTCTCATTTGTGGTCTCCCATCCATCATACTTCCGGAGGCGTCGAAGCACCTTTTCAAACGTAGTCTGACCGACATTCGTATCAAACTTGCCGCGATTCACCTTGCCCAGTCGAATCTCAATCTCGACATTCGGCTGGTTCTTGTACTGCTCGATTGTGTTCTCCCACGCACCAAAAACAGCAGTCATGGTTTCCATTACGGTAAGGTGTCGTGTGTTGTTTAAGCCCAAGGGGCACTCCGTGCCCGTTGTCCGCCGCCTTCGGCAGACGGCGGACAGGTCTTAGACGTCGAAATCAGCGCCCAAGCAGTTATCCTCGAGTGCGTCGATTCCGTAGATAAACTTTTGATTTGCATACGCCTTGCCTCGGTATGTCATTGAGCCGCTCCGGACATCAATTTCTCGAGACGAAAACGGCCCCGCGTAAATGTCTTCGTTGAATTTGGAACGGCCGAGCACGTTCTCTTGGCAATGTTGGTTGAAAATCTGTACAAACAGCTTCTGTGGAATGTACTTGTCTGGCCCGTATGCCAGTTTGTCGCTTGCCAAAAAGTGCTGCAGAGGGTTGGTGACTGTCGCCACCTGAGCCTGTACGGACTTGAAGTACGGCGGCAGTACTCCCCAAATGTCCTTCTTCGAGTACTTGCGTGAATAGTCGAGGTATGCCCGAACACACTTGCATAGAATCGTCGGAATCTCCGCATCGAGCTTTCCATCGAGCTGCGGATCAGGCGCAGCCACTTGGCGCGCAAAGTTCCATGTGACGAGACGGCGAAGCACCGACCCCGAGTTGTCGCGATAGCTGGGCACCTCGTTACCACCGAGAATACCAGGAACGTTCCACGTCATCGACAACGCCTTTTCATTCTTGCGCGCAATGGACACATCCTCACCCGACACCATCGACTGAAACTCCGCCTGCTCGAGCGCCAAGTCACCCTTAACCTCTGGGCTGATGAACATGAACCCATCGTGAATCGACCAGAGACCAAACTTCTTCTCGATGTTGTTTGACAACGTCCGAACATCCTCAGAATCGTAGAACCGCTTGCACACCTTGGTGATGATGGTTGACTTGCCAGACCCTGCGATACCCTTGAGAAAGGGAATCACCTGCCAGGCATCCTGGTCATTCGTATCGAAGCACAGACGACCGATGAACACGTACATCCATTCCATCACCTCCTTTGAGAAACGCTGGTACTCCATGACCGACTGAATCACGGGCGTCTTGATATCCTGCCAATTCTCGGTCACCATATTCTCCTCTGGAAATAGCTGGTCGAAAAACTTGCAGCTCACAACCGTCGGGTCCAGGTTTGAGATTTCAACTGACCCATACGGGTAAAACTTGGATGTGTACCCATCGACACACCACTCCTTCCCCACGTAGATGCCGTTTGTGAACGACCACACCGTTCGATTCTTATGAATCTCTGGAAACTGAATGTCACGACACATCGACAGGTGAGTCACCGTGTCACGGACGATACCACCCTTGCTCGTCAGGTTGCGCCACATGTCATACTTGTCCTCCTTTTGCGTATAGAAATACACAAACTCTTTGATTTCCATGACGGGCTTCCAGGCCCGGGATAGGTGACCGTTTGGCGTCTCAATCTGTTTACAGCACTGTCCCTTGTACCGCTTCATTTTCTGTGTATACGTCTTGTTCAGGAGATACAGCAGCAGCCGCTGGTACGGGCTGGCTTCATCATCCTCGTCTACTGAATCCATAGTCTTGCAACGGAAAAGCGAAGAATCCATATCACCAGCCATCGGGGCGATTGTCGGGCTGTTGATTCTTTCAAATGACCGGACGTACCGGAAAATGATTTCATAGGCGTCGTCGGCTGTTTCGATGAGTCGCATCAGGCGGTGTGCGATGCGAAACTCATCACCATTGACATCCACTGAAGATTTATCCTTGATTCCCAGTTCGCTCGAACGGTGATACAGCTCGGAGAAGAGGTTCACCAGGCGACGCTTCTGTTCCTGAATCCGCTCCAGGTCTACATTCTGGGGCATACCATTCGGGTCCAGCTCGTCATCCCGGAAGAATTGCCTAAATCCATTGGTGAGCGGTGCAAACCGGTCACCTTTACAGGTGAGACCCATCTTTTCCTCGAGTTGACCGATGAAATGTTCGAGACGTTCTGGGATGAGACTTGACACCTCAGAACGCATGACTTCCATGCGAATTTCGTGCGCATGTTCTGCTGGTTGGTCCCGGTCGAGTGTGTGCACGTCAGCCGGGACCATCATAGTACAAGAGCGGTATATTTTTTTAAGAGCCCAGAATCTGGTGCATCAGGCAGGCGCGGCGGTGTACACCGGGGCGACCGCCTTGCACTCGCAGCTTTTCATGGCGCTCATGGCAGAAAGCATTTTCACCAGGATCAGGTTCTGCTTCTCCATGTGCTTGGCAATCAGAGCGGCTGTGTCCTTCAGGCCAGCCAGGGAGGTGGCGATCGTCTCGCCGTCGTCGGTCGCCAGGAAGTTGGCAAGAGCCTCCATGGGATCCATCATCTCGTCAAACTCATCATCGCCCTCAGCATCCATGTCAAACTCAGGGTTCTCTTCGTGGTCAGCCATTTTATAGTACACGCATAAAAATGTTTATGTCCTGAGGCGCGCCATCTGGCAGCCGAAATTATTTTCTTGGCTAAGAGTACAAGCGAAACATGGCGGGTGGCCTTATGCAGCTGGTTGCTTACGGCGCTCAGGATGTTTACCTGACCGGTAACCCCAAGGTGACTTTCTTCCAGGCCGTGTACAAGCGCCACACGAACTTTGCGATGGAGCTGATCCAGCAGACCACCAACGGCTCCCCCAGCAGCAGCGGCCGCGTGTCCGTGACCATTGCCCGCAACGGCGACCTGGTCGGCAACATGCACGTGGCTCTGACCCCCACGTCCAACATTCTGACGTCCAACAACAGCGTGTTCGACACCAACTGGGTGGCTGAGCGCGCCATTGCCGCCGTTGAGCTGACCATCGGTGGCCAGCGCATCGACAAGCACTACCAGACCTGGTGGCGCCTGTACGCCGAGGTGTTCCTGAACGAGTCCGACAAGTACGCCTGGGGTAAGATGACGACTCAGTCTAACCCTCTGGCGACCGCCGCCACGGCTCTGTCCCCGTCCAAGGTGTACCTGCCTCTGCTGTTCTTCTTCAACCGCAACCCCGGCCTGTACCTGCCCCTGATCGCCCTGCAGTACCACGAGGTGCGCCTGGACTTCGACCTGACCGCCTACTACGCCAGCTACTTCGGCACGACCAACGCCTTCGAGGTGTGGGCCAACTACGTGTACCTGGACACTGAGGAGCGTCGCCGCTTCGCCCAGAAGGGTCACGAGTACCTGATCGAGCAGGTGCAGCACACCGGCGGTGACCAGCTGTCCACGACCGGCACTGAGGGCTCCGTCCAGCTCATCCGTCTGTCCTTCAACCACCCAGTGAAGGAGCTGGTGTGGTGCTACACCAACCCGGGCGCCAGCGCCACGGCCCAGCTGAACTCCATGTGGAACTTCTGCACGGCCACTGGCAACGTGAACGTGACGTCCAACGTGCTGACCCTGCAGGCCTCCAACAACTACGTCATGCCCAACGTGACTGGTGTGCCCCAGCTGGTGTCCACTGTTGGCTGCACGGCTGGCAACTTCGGTTTGGCCGGCGCGGCAGCTAACCCTTCCTTCACTGGCAACTGCTACTGGCTCGAGCAGGGTACCCAGTTGTATGGTGGCACCGGCGCTGGCGTGGAGGTGGGTCCTCTGCACCTGTTCAAGGTGATTCTCAACGGCCAGGACCGCTTCAAGGAGCAGTACGGTAACTACTTCAACCAGGTCCAGCCGTTCTACCACCACACCGGCATCCCCTACCCCGGC